ATTGTTCGTATTTACAAGGGGGGTGGGGGGAAAACGACTTAGCCTGGAAAATGACGTAAGTCACCTTCCTACGATTTTTATAGTTTTTGGGGTAGGGGTGTATATTGATTTAAATCGATTTTAAGGCATTATTTCATATGGGGGGTATACATGGGTAGCTACCTACCCTGTTTAACGTCTCTATGGGGCTATTTATGACCTTCTTGCGGGTCGTCGACCGCTGCGCTACCCTGCGGGTTCGACATGGCGTAGCGTTTACCTTTCTTTATTTTTAATTTCTTTGGTATATTAATTATAATAATATAATATATATATAAATATAATATATAATAAACTATATAATAATATATATAATATAATAATAATATATTAGATTCAAAATCTTAAAAAAAGTTCCATAAATTTGTAACTTTTTTTTAAATATTTTGAAATAACTTCGTATCTTAAATAAATTTGTATTTTCTTTAAATATTTCTTGACTTTTTTATTTAAATATGATATAATAGGGTTATATATACATAATTTCTGTAAGAAATTTATGTAGTTTTTCTGTGTTTAAAAGAAATAAAGGATAATTCCGTGTTAAGTGATGGTAAAGTTTTCAAAGAAATGAAAAGTTCTCGTAATCGCTCAGTATCAGCTACCGGAAAACGGTGGTCTGATCGCCAAAAGATCGAGGCTTGTACCACATATTTCATGCTAGGGGGCAACGCCTCCCTAACAGCCAAAAAACTTGGTATCCCTTACGAAACCTTTGTTGACTGGAAAAAGACTGATTGGTGGAAAGAGCTAGAAGACGACATTCGTCGAGAAGAACGGCTCACTTTAAGCACCAAACTTCGTAATTTAATGGACGCAAGCCTTGTAGAAGTCGAGGACAGACTTAAAAAAGGTGATTGGTTCTACGACCAAAAGAACGGAGAACTACGCCGAAAGCCAGTCAGTATGAAAGATGCAGGTAAGCTAGCAATGGATGCTGCTAACCTCCGTACAAAGATGGATATCCAGGAAAACCACACGGTTGCTGCTGAACACATCGAAGACAAACTGAACAAATTAGCCAAAGCCTTTAGTGATCTTGCTTCCGGTAAGAAAGCTGAGCTAACACAAGCCGAAGACATCGAGTATGTTGAGGTTGAGGAAACAAACGATGCCTTATCAACGGAACGGAAAACGTAACTATAAACTCGAATATGAGTTATACCATTCACGACCTGAACAACGACACAATCGCTCTGAACGCACGACTGCGCGAAATGAGGCAATTAAAGATGGACGAGTCTCTAGAGGAGATGGCAAAGATCTGGATCACATTAAGCCACTCTCAAAAGGAGGGTCTAATTCAAGAAGCAACACGCGCGTCACAACTCAATCAAGCAATCGCTCATTTGCCCGCAATAAAGATGGGTCAATGAAATCACAACGCAGTAAAAAGGAACGATAATGGCTACTAAAACCGTAGAAATTCGAGTTGGTACTCGACAGCAAGTGTTCCCTCTAGGCACAGTGGAACAACCATTTCGCTTTGAAATTGTCCGTAAAAACGATGGTTTTGTTATGTCTTTTGTTGATACCCAATCAACTGGGGCAACATTTCCTCTAGTTCCTGACGGTGTTTATACAGCAAAAGTAACTAAAAATGGAGTTTCAGCAGAAGTTGATTTTAATATTGATCGTACAGAAGAAGTTTTTGCTGTACCAGATGTTATTAACGTAACTCTTGTTTAATGAGTCGCCTTTTTTTATTTTTTTTTAAAACTTTTAAAAAGAAAATTAATTTTAGTTCCAAAAACTATTAAAGTTACTACTTATGTTAATTGAAAATTTAGACAGTGCTAAAAAAATGTGGAGTATGTGGGGACTTGCAGCACAGATTATTGTGAATGCAGGTATGGCCGCTTGGGGTGTTTATGAACAAACACTTTCTCCAGAACTTTTTGCAGCAGTAAATATTGGTTTTGGAGCTTTCATTGCTGTTTTGCGAGTACTTAAACAAAACCTAGAAAGTGAACAAAAATGAAAAAGTTAATTTCAATTATTTTTTTAAGTCTGCTTACAGCATGTAGTACTTTACCACAGTCAGTAAACGGTCAATTACAAACAGCTTATAATACCGTTAGTGCTTATGTTGATGTAACAAAAAATGGTCTTGTTCGTGGTCGTCTAAGTGCAGAACAAGCTGAAAAAGCAAGCGCAAACGCCAAAAAAGCTCAAAACACTATTGACCAAGCTAAAACCGCTTTAGTACTTTGTAAAGAACAGCTTCCGTGTGAAGGTTACACTGATCTTCTAAAGTCTCTCCAACCTAGTCTTTTAGAGTTTGAACTTGAATTACGTAAACAACAAGGACAAGTAAAATGAGTCTTTCAGTTTTACAAGCAGTATCAGCAATCAACGACGCTTCAGCTTTAATCACAGCACTAACTCCTCTAGTACAACAAGCAGTTAATTCAGGTAAAACAGAAATTACAGATCTTGAAGTAGAACAGGCTAAAGCAAACCTTCAAGCAAATATTGCTTCTTTAGATGCCTTAATTCTTAAAGCAAAACAAACTGTTTAAACATAAAAAATGAAATTAACTCCTCAAGTAGTTGAGGGTTTTGTAGGATCAATACTGGCATCTAAGTTTGACGATGCAGTAAAAACCCCAGATTTCCATAAAGAAGGTTGGAACCTATTTTGCAGCAACAACAAGATGGTTGCCCTTGCCGCCCCTCGGGGTCATGCCAAGACAACGGGCATGACTGTATCATACGGATTAGCTACACTGCTTTTTCGGGAACGGAAGTTTATGCTCCTGGTTTCGGATACGGAGAGTCAGGCAGCAATGTTCCTAGGGTACTTCAAAGAACAACTACAAGAGAACCTACCATTGGTGGAGTTATTTGGCCTAAAACGAAATGAAAAGGGCCAAGTCCAGTTTGTAAAAGAAACTGAAACCGACATTATTGTCGAAATGGAAGACGGACATAAGTTCCGAGTTATTGCCAAAGGCGCTGAACAGAAGCTTCGTGGTCTAATTTGGTCTGGTACTCGTCCTGATATTATTCTTTGTGATGATATGGAAAACGACGAACTTGTAATGAACAAGGACCGTCGGGAGAAAATGAGAAAATGGTTTTACTCAGCTCTACTCCCTTGTATTTCATCGAAGGGTATTATCCGAGTAGTAGGGACAATCTTACACATGGACAGCTTGCTAGAACGATTGATGCCCAAGCCTTACGACCGATGGAGCCATCAGGAGCCATTAAAGTTATGGTCGGAGACTCGCCGCAATGGATGGATGTCTATCAAATACCGAGCCCACTCTGACGACTTTAGTTACGTACTATGGCCAGAAAAACATTCCAAAGAGTCTCTACAACAAAAGCGCGAAGAATATATTGGTATGGGTATGCCCGACGTATATTCCCAAGAGTACTTGAATATCCCTCTGGACGAATCAGTCGCTTATTTCAAACGGAATGATTTTATCCATATTACTGACGAAGATGCTAAATTACCTCTCACCTACTACATCACTGTTGACCTTGCTATCTCAGAAGCCGATCGTGCTGATTACTCCGTATTTATCATCGCAGGAGTGGACGAATTTAAAAGACTTCATATTAAGGAAGTCATCAGAGAACGCCTCGACGGTCGAGAAATCGTAGATACCCTTATTAATTTACAACGAGTCTACAACCCTGAGTTAGTTGGTATTGAAGAAATGCAAGTAAGTAAGTCAATTGGCCCCTTCCTTTACGAAGAGATGCTTGCCCAGAATACTTACCTAAACATTGTAAAACTTAAGCATGGTGGTAAAGATAAGATTTCCCGTGCCCGAAGTATTCAAGCTCGTATGCGAGCAAAAACAGTTAAATTTGAAAAGGGAGCAGACTGGTATCCCACATTTGAAGACGAGCTAACTCGTTTTCCACGAGACACACACGACGACCAGGTTGATGCTTTTGCTTACCTTGGTCTCCTTTTAAATAATATTACTGAAGCTCCAACTCAGGAAGAGTTAGATGAAGAAGAATATTTAATGGATGTAGAACAATCAGGAACCAATCTAAATGGTAGATCCACTATTACCGGCTACTAGTCAGGAAGAAACACCTCAAGTTGAACAAGAGGAAAACTCCCAGGACATTACCCTACTAAACACAAACATTGCTGAAAGCCTGTCAGAAGACAAGCTAAAAGAGATTGGCGAACATTGCCGTCGCGGTTTTGAGCTGGATTTACAAACCCGTAGTGATTGGGAAGTAGATCTACAAGAGTGGGTTGAATTAGCTAAACAGATTCGAGAAGAAAAGTCTTGGCCTTGGCCTGGAGCAAGTAACGTAAAGTATCCTTTACTTTCAACTGCTGCTATGCAGTTTGCTGCTCGTAGCTATCCAAGTCTTATTCCTAGTAATGGACAAGTTGTAAAATCTGTTGTTATTGGCAAAGACCCAACAGCACAAAAACTAGAAACTGCTAACCGTGTTTCTACCTATATGTCATACCAATTCATGCATGAAATGGAGACATGGGAAGAAGACATGGACAAGATGCTCATGATGCTTCCCATCGTTGGTACAGTCTTTAAAAAGACTTACTACGATAAAAGTAAAGATCAGGTTTGTTCTAACTTAGTCCTTCCACAAAATCTCGTAGTTAATTACTGGACTAAGTCTTTACATGAATGTGAGCGTATTTCGGAAATTATCCGCATGTCGCCACGTATCCTAAAAGAACGCCAACAGCTAGGAATCTTTCTTGACGAAGATCTGGGTACACCACCACTACCAGTGAGTGAGCCCCAGAACAACGGAACAGTGCATGACGAAACAGTCCCTTGGGAAATTATCGAACAGCACACATTCCTTGACATTAAAGATACTGGCTACGCCTTACCTTACATTGTCACGTTTGAGCGTCACTCTGGCACTGTACTTCGTATCGCTGCTCGCTTCTTTAGCGACGATATGGAAGTGGATGAGAAAGGTAAAATCCTTAAGGTTACTCCCTTACAGATGTATACCAAATTCGGCTTTGTGCCGAACCCTGATGGCGGTTTTTACGATATTGGTTTTGGTGTCCTTCTAGGACCACTTAACGAAGCAGTAAATTCTCTTATTAACCAACTAATCGACGCAGGTTCTGTAAACAACCTACAGTCTGGATTTATTGGTAAAGGGTTACGTCTTAAGATGGGTGATCAACGGTTTACCCCAGGTGAATGGAAACCTGTCAACGCCGCTGGCGACGATCTCCGTAAACAAATTGTTCCTCTTCCTTCCAAGGAGCCAAGCAAAGTCCTGTTTGAATTAATGGGTGCTTTGATTACTTCTGGAAAAGAGCTTGCCTCAGTAGCTGAAATCTTTGTTGGTAAAATGCCAGGACAGAATACTCCTGCAACCACAACGATGGCTTCTATTGAGCAGGGTATGAAAGTATTCACTGCTGTATATAAGCGAATCTTTCGTTCCCTGTCAGAAGAATTTAAGAAAGTATTTAAGCTTAATCATCTATACCTAGATCCAAACAAGTATGTCGCAGTAATTGACACACAGATTGGCCCTGAGGATTTTGATAGCGATGAATACGATATTTGCCCAGGAGCAGATCCTACAGCAGTATCACAAACAGAAAAGTTGCTGAAAGCACAAGGACTAGTTGAACTAATGCAAATGTTCGGTCCTATGATGAATCCGATTGAAGTTCTACAACGTGTATTAGAAGCACAAGAACAACCTAATTGGCAACGTGTAATGAGCCAAGAAGTGTTGGCTACTGGTCAAGTACCACCACCCCCACCTGATCCTAAGGTCCTAGCCATGCAAATGAAGGCCCAAGTAGATCAGCAAAAAGCTCAATCAGACATGCAACAGAAGCAGTTTGAAATGGAGCTAGATGGTCGTGATCGTGCAATGCAAATGCAAATGGACCAACAAGAACACGCAATGAAGATGCAACAAGAACAAGAGAAAGCACAGCTTAAGATGGCTAGCGATCTCCAGATGGCAAATATCTTTGCCGCAACTGAACGTGTGAAAGGGCAGCAGACGGTTCAGAATAATCAAGTAGCCCATGAGCAAAAGATGGCTCAAGAAAAGGAGAAAGCATCATTACAGAAGCAGACATTAAAGAATGGAAACAACTCGACTCCACGAAAGAATTCCAAAGGCAAGTAGTCCAACGTTACGAACAAGTTAAGGAAGAGTTAGTACATACTTCTTTAGAAACTGTTCAGTTTAAACAAGGTTACCTAAGAGCTTACCTAGATATCCTAGGAGTGTTTGAAAATGATTGAAGTTACAGGATGTAGAATTCTGATCAAACCATTTAAGATTCAAGAACATGACAAAATCCTTGCTTCCGCTAAAAAAGCTGGTCTAGTACTTCTAGATGTTAGCGAACGGAAAGAGCAGGCTAATGTAGACAAAGGCACAATTCTCCAAATTGGAACTAAATGCCACGAGGACTACTTGGGCTCAGCAAAGGTTGGCGATGTTATCGGATACGCTAAATTCGGTGGGAAGTTCATTCAAGATCCCCACGACCCAGATGAAGAGAATATCTACCTGGTAATTAACGATGAAGACGTAATCTGTATTTTTAAGGAATCTGTAAATGACTGATGAAGTAAAGAAAGCTATTGACCAGCTAAAAGAGGGTCAACCAGCTCAAGAAGAGCAAGTAGAACAAACTCCACAATTAACGGAGATTGAACAAAAAGCTCTTGAAATGGGATGGCGCCCGAAGTCGGAATTTGATGGTGACGAAGAAGATTTCATCGACGCTAAAGAATTTGTTCGTCGTAAACCCCTATTTGATAAGATTGAAACTCAATCTAAAGAAATCAAAAACGTGCGTAAAGCAGTAGAAGCTCTTAAGCAACACTACTCTGCACGGGAAGAAGCGGCTGTAAAAGCTGCTCTTGCAAAACTACAAGATGCTAAAGAAGAAGCAATCAATAACTCAGATGGCGCTGCTGTTCGAGCTATTGAAAGTGAAATCAAACGCACAGAAACTGAAGCTGCTCGACTTAAAGAACTAGACGCAGAATCACAAGAACAACCAACTGTTCACCCAGAGTTTGCCGCTTGGACAAACCGTAATCGGTGGTATACAGAAACAGGTTATATGCGCAATTGGGCTGATGACTATGGACGGGAACTGCACCGTCAAGGCATGAACCCACTTGAAGTTCTTAAGAAAGTAGAAGCTCAAGTTAAGAAAGAATTTCCTCATAAGTTTACAAACCCCAATAAGGGGAATGCTCCTGATGTTGAGGCCGGTGGACGCGGCCAGGGAGGCAAAAGTTCAGATAAGTTCCAACTGACTGAACAAGAGCAAAAAGTTATGAAGACCTTGGTTAGTACCAAAGTAATGTCCGAAGCAGATTACATTGCGCAAGTAAAAGCTATGCGCGGTGTTAAGTAATTAGAAAGGGATAAAAATGGCTCGACAATCAATTCCCCAAGAGGCAAGTGCCCGCCCCCGTCGTACCCCGCTCGCTCGACGCAATCGCCTAGAGATTAAAAATAAAGAAGCAGGGTATGTATATCGAATTGTCAATGACGTAGATGATCGCATTCCAAATCTTTTGGAACAAGGTTATGAAATTGTACCTGATGCCAAAGTTGGCGCAGCGGGTTCACGTCGTGTAGATAATCCGACAGCACTCGGTTCAAGTTCATCTGTTTCGGTTGGTCAGGGTACTAAAGCAGTCGTAATGCGTCAACGCGAAGACTGGTTCAAAGAAGACCAAGAAATTAAACAACAGGCAGTAGATGATACTGAACAAACTATGAAAAACCCAACGGCTGACTACGGCTCGATTCGTCGAGAAGTTAAGTACAGCGAAGGTTAAATCTCATGGCAGCCGAGTGCAACCAATCTATTAATCTTTAATTGAAAGGATTCGGCAATGCCAAATACTTCTCGCATTAATGGCTTTACAGTTGTTGGTACCAATAGTGGTGGTAACAACGGCAAAGTCACTCTCTATTATGTCGCTTCTGCGGCTGATGAGATCCTACGCGGTGACGTCATTAAACTTGGTGGTACTACAGATGCTTATGGTGTCCCTACCGCTGATCTTTGCGGCGCAACTGATGTCCCTATCGGTATCTGCGTAGGCGTCCTACCTAACAAGTATGATCCTTCTGGTGGTATGACCACTGGTTCGCTTATTCTTGACGTCCCTGCTGTAACTCAAATTGCAGCCTCTGGTGCAGGTTATATCCTTGTAGCAGATGATCCACACATTGAGATGGAAGTTGAAGCTTCTAATGGCACTCCAACCGCTGCTGACGTAGGTCTAAACGCCTCCCATGCAAACGGTGCTCGTACTGCTGCTACAGCAACTTCACCTGCCTATCTCGACTTTGGTACCGAAGCTACTACTTCTACCCTGAATTTCCAAATTCTAGGCCTAGTGCGTCGTGTTGATAACGAAATGGGTGCATCAGCTCGTCTGCGTGTACGCTTTAACCGTCATCAGTACAACAGCGTTGGTACAACTGGTATCTAATAGGGGGATAGAATGAGTGTAATTAATACTTCTAGTTTTGCAAAAGCCCTATGGCCTGGTGTCAACACTTGGTACGGCGATGCATACGATCAATATCCTGTAGAATGGGATAAACTATTCGAGAAGAACACTTCTCGTAAAGCGTTTGAAGAGGACGTTGGTTCTTCACATTTCGGCTTAGCGGTCGCAAAGAGTGAAGGTCAACCAGTAACATACGACTCTGCTCGTCAAGGCTTCACTAGCCGTTACCAGCACGTTGTATATGGTCTTGGTTTTATCATCACCCGCGAAGCGTTTGATGACGACCAGTATGATGTTGTAGGTAAGCTAAAGGCCCAAAGTCTAGCTTTCTCTATGCGTCAGACTAAAGAGATCGTTGCTGCTAACATCTTCAACCGTGCGTTCAATACTAGTTACCTGGGTGGTGATGGCTCTACGCTTGTTGCTTCCGCAGGTGGTGGTGGTTCAGCTAGCCATCCCAACGTCGCTGGTGGTACCTACACAAACGGTGTAGCTACTGCTGTTGACCTTAGCGAAGCTGCCCTTGAGCAAGCCTGTATCGATATCGCTGACTTCAAGAACGACCGTGGTCTAAAGATTGCTGTTCGTCCTCGTAAGCTAGTGATTCCTAAGGAACTCATGTTCGAGGCGCATCGTATCCTTAAGACCGATGGTCAAGTTTATAGTGCTGATAACACTCTAAACGCCATCAAAACAATGGGTATGATTCCTGAAGTGGTTGTTAACCATTACCTGACCGACACCGATGCTTGGTTCATTCTAACTGACGTTAAGAATGGTCTTAAGTACTTTGAACGTAACGGTGATGAGTTTACCATGGATGAGGATTGGGACACCGAGAATGCTAAGTATAAGGCTCGCGCCCGTTACAGCTTCGGTTGGACTGACCCACGTGGTATCTACGCTTCTCCAGGCGTTTAAAGTTTGACGGAGGGGTCTTCGGATCCCTCTTTTTTCTAGGTATTTAATCTTACTAACTGGCCTAGCAGACGGTATACCGATAGTAAGATTTGTCGTATATGACTAAAGGAATTTAAAATGGCACGTACTACTTTTGACGGTCCTATTCGCATCCGACGCGGTGCGGCAGTAACACAAGCCACTTCTCGTGCTACTGGTGTTACTATTAATGCGCCTGCTGGCGCTATCACAATGAACGCTGCTTCTCTTGCCGCAGGCGCCGAAGCTACGTTTACTGTTACTAACTCTTTTGTAACTGCTCGTTCAGTTCCAGTAATTGCTCTTGCTTCCGGCCAAACTGCTGATACCTCAGTGGTTAACGTCACTGCTGTAGCAAACGGTTCGTTCAATATTACAGTTACTAATTTGAATGCTGCCACTGCCGATACCGGCGCTGGTGTCATTAACTTTATTGTATTCAACGGTTCAAATACAGAACGAGGCGAATAATGACTAATGTAACTACGTCTAGTCCGTTAGTTACACCAGTCAAACGCGCGATTGCTAATCCTAGTACAGCTACTACAACTCAACTTGTAGCGGCTGTAACTAACAAAAAGTATCGTGTTCTTGGTTTGGCTGTAGTAACAACTTTAGCAAACAACGTAAACCTAGAATCAGGTACTACAGATATTACTGCTGTATTTCCACTTGGTGCTAACGGTGGTGTTGTTCTTCCTTACAATGAGCATGGTTGGTGTGAAACCGCCGCTGGTGAAGCGTTGCAGGTAACTACCTCTGCTGCTACTGCTGCTGGTATTCATGTTCTCTATGTAGAAATTCCGGTGACTCCATAATGTTTAACTGGTTTACTGATTTATTTTCTTCTGAAGAATCTACAAATTCTGTAGAAACTTTTATTCCACAAAACGTTGTAGTCACTGAAGGTGCCGGACCTAAAGTACGAGATTATCCACGTAAGGATTATTCTGTATATTGGGAAGTTTTTGTAGAAGAATCTAAAGAGCATGGTTATAAAGCTACTCTTCGTTTTATGAACTGGAACGGCGGAATTGCGAATGAAAGTGTTTTTGTTAATCGTTATTTAGCAGATTTAGAAACACAGGTAAATCACGCAATTGTTTCAAAAATGTCTAAATTTCGTAAGGATTAATTATGGCAATTGCATATGTATCTAGTTTACGCAATACACGCATGGACGCAATTACAACTGCAATTGGTGCCAGCGGTCTTGTTCGTATCTATGATGGTACTCGGCCTTCAACTGGAGGTACAGCTACTACCCTATTAGCTGAACTAGCATTAAGTGCTACGGCTGCTCCTGGGGCTTCTGGAGGTGTTTTAACTTTCAACTCTATTACACAAGATTCAAGTGCAAATGCTACTGGTACTGCAACATGGTTTCGTGTTACCACATCTGGTGGTACAGCAGTGCTTGATGGTAGTGTTAGTACTTCTGGTTCTGATTTGAATCTTACTACAACCTCTATTGTTTCTGGGCAACCCGTTTCAATCACAAGTTTTGTATTGACTGAAGGTAATCCGTAATGCCTTTTATTCGCCCAGCAACGGACTCTCCAGCAGTCCCTTCTTGGGCGCCTGCTATTGGAGAATGGGGTACTATTAGTAATTCTGTTCTTTCTTCTTCAGGAGTAATGGAAACCGGAGGACAAAACATTATTGACGCTTGGGGTGGTGCTATTGTAAATACTAAAGGTATCTATGATGGCGCCACTTTTATTTCCGGGACGTTCCTTTGTATTTTTGGGGGTGGTCACGGAGATTATAGTGGTAATGAGATTTATGCTTTTGGACCATTTGAATCAAATAGCCCAGTTTGGAAAAAACTCAGAAATCCAACTAGTCCGGCACCTGTCAACGTAGCAGAAGATGGTAGTGGTAATCCTGTTAGCCGCCATACTTATAGTAGCATTACCTATGTAGGTAGTAGTACCCGTAACTGGTTAGTCGCTACAGGAATTGTTGAACGTCATAGCGATGCTAATAGTAACAGTAATACGCAGCGATTTAACTTTGCACAAGTTAGTCCAAACACTAATCAACCATGGGCTAACCTCACTGCAGTTCCAGGGAATGTTACTAAATTATCTGTCTACGATTCGTCACAAGACTGTATCTGGTTTAACCCTCTTGGCGGTTTTGTAGCAAAATATGATATCGCCACAGATAGTTATACAGAAGCAAATTTTAAGAGCCCTCCTTGGAGTAGTCCAGCAGGTGCTTGTGCTGTAGATACTGTTCGTGGTATTTGGTACACTCAGTGTGGAGATTCTCGTGCTTTTTATCGCACAAATAATGGTGTAAATAATGATTACTACACACCATCAGTAACAGGTACAGATCCTGGTAATGGAAACTTTGGCTTAATCTATGATCCAGTTGATGATAGGTTTGTTAGATGGTCTGGTTCTGGAAAACAATTATATTTCCTTACTCCTCCAGTAACAAATCCCTATCAGGGTGGTAATGCTTGGACATGGAGTGATACTACTCCCAGTGGTGGTGCTACACCCACGAGTCCAAATACTAATGGAACATATGGACGTTTTGCTTACATTTCTTTATCTGGAATGCGAGGATATGCCTTGTTAAACAGAGCTGGAGACTCCATTTATTTTTATAGGGCCAGTTAATTATGGCTTTTAGAAGTGTTGCAGTAACAACAAATACAAGCACATCTAACCATGTAGCAAATGTCCCAGCAGGGGCGACTACTGGTGATTGGCTCCTAGCTTTTTTAAATATTGACGTTTCACAAACTGTTAATACTCCTGCTGGTTGGACAGCTTTAGCTAATGCTGATTTAACTGGACCAGACGGACAAACAAACAGATGTTTTTATAGAGCAGCTTCAGGCTCAGAACCAGCTAGTTATACTTTTACCACAAGCGGTTCTAATAGCGGTATTGCTGTTATGGCCGCATGGTCTGGTAGAGACACAGGTACAGCACCTGTTGCACAAACTACAGTAAATACATCAGCTAACACCACGCCAATTACAATGGCTGCAACAGGAATTACAGCCTCATCTGGGGATGATATTGCAGCTTGGTATGGACTAGACATTACAGTTGGTGCTGATACTTGGTCGTTTAGTCCTCCTAGTAGTTATACTGAAGTTTCAGATACATCAAATGGTGACTGGGCAGCGTGCAGTTTAACTGTCAGAGACAACGTTTCTGCAGGGGCTACTGGTTCTTTAAGTGGCACTGCTACTAGAACAAGTGGAAGTGGCGACGCTGGATGGGCTGGCATTGTCGTGCGTATGGCATCATCTGGTGGTGGCGGTGTTTCTGGTACTGTAAGTTACACAAACCAAAATGACACTAGTGCTGCCAGTGGAACTGTAATTGTACCTCTTCTTCCTATTATGGGACAAGCATGCTTATAAAAACACAAAATACAGACTTAGGGTATTTATATCTAGATCATAGGAATTCCCCTGAACTCCCTCCAGGGGTTACAGCACCTATCATGGAAATGTCTACATTTACTTGTACTCATTGTAATGGGGTTGTAATTATGAATCCCGCAAGAACAAGAGAGAGAGCTTTTTGTAATGGCTGTTCTCATTACATCTGCGATAACTGCGCAGCAATTAAAGCACAAACTGGTCGTTGCAAAACTTTTGCTCAGGTTGTGGATGAAATTTTAACCCTTGCCGAAAAGGAAACTTAAATGGCTCGTTATTCAGCTTCTTGGACAAGCATTACCCCCACAGCAACTGCTGACACTACAAACTTAGTAGATAGCACTTATCCTTTAATTCTTCAAGGTGGTTCAAGCACAATGCGTCTTGCCATCAATGAAGTATTTATTGGTGGTGAAGCTGCTTCTGCTTCTAGTCCTACACTAATGGTTCTTGCTCGTGATTCAACAGTAGCAGCTACTGTCACAGCAGGTACAACTCGAAATGCACTACTAGACGCTTCTTCTGTAGCTCCTGGCACTACGGCTGTAGTTGGTCATGTGGCTACTACAAAGCCACAACGTAGCTCTACCTTACATTTGCTAAAATTATCATTTAATGCTTATGGTGGTATTGTTCGTTGGCAAGCTCGTTTTGGTGAAGAGATTACTACTGTTGGTAACACAGCCTCTTTAGGTGAAGTTTCTCTATCCGCCTTTACTGGTGGCACTGTTGGTGCAACTTCTGGTCATGTAATTTACGAAGTAATTTAAATGGCTGATACTAAAGTCTCGGCATTAACGGCTGTTACCACACCCGCTGGGACTGATGAAATCCCTGTTAACCAAGCGGGAACATCAAAGAAACTAACGTTAGATCAAGCAACACAGTATTCTTATGCTTATGTTGTTTTGGATACAGCTTATACATTAACTAGCACCACTACAGCGCAAAAGATTTTTAACGCATCGACTAATGGTGCGGTTACTCTTGATACTGGATGGTATCGGTTTAACGCAGTAATTGGTGTAACAGGATTATCAGCTACTACAGGTAATGCACAGTTTCAAGTTCTAGGTGGTGGTACAGCTACACTAGGGGGAGTTTTATACCATATTGTTGGCGTAGATGGCAACTCAGGAACAGCAGCTACTCAAACAGGTTCTTGGTCAGTTGCAAGTAGCTCGGCTGCTTCTGGAGCCACAGCCGGTACGGGTACAGCACTTATGTTTAACATTTTAGGAACTTTTGAAGTAACTGCACAAGGTACAATTATTCCTTCGTTAGCATTAGTCACAGCCGCTGCTGGCTCTGTAGTAGTAGGATCTTTCTTTGAATGTAAACGATTAGGTAATGCAGGTGCAAATGTAACCGTTGGCTCTTGGTCTTAAAGGTATGCTGTGGCTGATAAATATTTACTTGAAAATGGAACAGACGCATATCTTTTAGAAGACTCTTCTGGAGTATATCTTCTAGAGGATGTCGCACCAATTCCAAGACAACCTTTCTATGTTCGTGTAGAAAAGAAACGACCTCAGTCCACTTTTGTTTTTCCAAACGTTGCATTAAATTTCTTTGTTGCTCCAGTTGAAACAAAGATTGCAACATCCTATCCAGAGAGTTTTCCACTTTATCTTAAACCTGTTCGACAGACTTCCCATCAAGTTTTTCCTAATCTATTAACTACAACATTAGGAATTACTGCAAATAATGGAACAGTAAATGTATCAAACAGTAACGATACATTAGTTGCTTCTGGTAGTCCAGTTATTGTTGGTGTTATTGCTCGTACAAACACGAACGACACTTCAACAAGTTCTGGAACTACTACAGTAATTGGGACGTTTAGTAGAACAAACATTAATGACAGTATTTCTGCTTCTGGTGTTTTAACTATTCTAGGACAGGTTAGTTCTACTAACGGAAATGATTCAATCTCTGCAGATGGTGCAATTGGATCAGATGTAAGTGGAACTGTTAATAGAACAAATCAAAATGATACCTCAGTAGGTTCTGGTTCTCCTATTTGTGTTGGTACTATTATTGTTACAAATGTAAATGATACTAGCACGATTAGTGGAACTTTAACGATTGTTGGAACATTAGCACGCACAAACCAAAATGACACAATTAACGCAACTGGCTCTTCGGGAACACCAGTAGCAGGAACAGGCACACGATTGCCAATGACAGGGGCTGGAGCTTCATGATGAATGAATTAGAGTGGGTAAAATGGGCATTTCTTTTTGTTTTAGGGGGATTTGTTTTTATGTTAAAACGAGAACTATCTACAAAAGATTTAGAAATGCAAAAAATGAAAGATGATATCCAGAACTTAAAAGACAACAAAGTACACAAAGACGATCTTCGTGAATTTAAGGTTGAACTTCGTGTAATGTTTGATGAGTTAAAGCAGGATATCAGAGCAATTAGAAATGCGCAAAACTAAATGGCCCGGTAACTGGAAATACGATTGTCAACGTTGCGGGTGGACTTTTCCATCTGAAGACATTCGTAAAGAATGGACAGGTCTTTATGTTTGTGGGTCTTGTTGGGAACCTAAACATCCACAATTAATGATTCGAGTGCGAGAAGAAACTGCCGTACCTTCTTTTAAAAATAAAGATTCTATTACTGAATATACATTTGTTTGTACTGTGGCAACAGCTTCGGGATATGCAAATATGGCAACGGCTGGTTGTGCTCAAGCAGGTTGGAACAACATTCCATATGAAGACCTATTAGAACTTAATACTAACGGACACGAATAAATATGGCTACAAGCGGTATTACTACAAACCAATTAACCCGTAATCAGTTTATTGAAGCTGCTTTACGGTCATTAGGTGTTCTTGCTTTAGATCAAACCCCAGCAGCGACAGAATATACTAGTGCCCTTGTAAAACTTAATGCTTTAGTGGGAGAGTTTCGTACTAAAGGGTTACAGATTTGGCAACGGTCTGAATACACAATGGCACTAACAAATGGAACGTCTTCATATTCTATTGGAACTGGGCAAACTTTTAATACGCCTTATCCATTACATTTGCTTCAAGCTGTACGTCTTGATTCGACGCAAGGGACTCGGATTCCAATTGACATTATTGCCGATTACAATTTTAACTTGTTACCTTCTAATTCTAGTGGAACTCCTATTCAAGTAAGATATCAACCTGGTATTAACGTTGGTACATTACGTGTATGGCCAACTCCAGACTCTTATGCAGCATCAAATGTGACAATTCTTTTAACTTATCTGCGACCTTTAGAGTATTTTTCTGCTTCGACAGATACGGCTGATTTTCCAGAAGAGTGGGTATCTGCAATTATCTACGGTTTAGCTGTACGTCTAGCCCCTGAGTATGGTGTCCCATTACAGGATCGTCAGCTTTTACAAAAAGAGGCTGAGATGTATTTAAAGATTGCCGAAGACAATTCATATGAAGATGCTTCTCTTTTTATTCAACCAATGGTTCGACCACAGTAATGGCTTACAGTAATACTCCTACTAATTCTACTTATAAAACAGTAGACATGGAATTTACAGCCACGGCGTGGCCAAGAAGTAATGATCTAACTGTTAGCACAATTCGAGATTCTTTTATTTACAATATGTATTGTGAACAAAACTCGAATGAGAATCAAACAAAAGATTTTGTTTGGGTCAAACGTCCGGGGCTTTCAGAGTCTTCAAATGACTTGCAGAAACCCAGCCCTTTTAGTAAGTTTGTAAGCGGTTATTTTTACGATACAACTTCTGGCTATACATATTGGGCTATTGAAAATGAAGTCTATTCTCGAAGCTCAGCCGGGACAGTAACAAATATTGCTACTATGGCAAGTACTACAACAAATCAAATTCGTGCTGTAGTATTCACAGTTTTTTTACGTAGTACCGGAACTCGTTATCTTTGTTTTACAAATGGAGTAGAACTTTGGTACCACATTGTTGGAGCAG